TTTTTTCGAGGGTTAGAGCAAGGGGGGTTCGTGGGTAAGCGTGGCCCGAAGCCGAAGCCGACTAAGACGCGGATTCTTGAGGGGAATCCTGGTCACCTGAAGATCGCGCCCGAGGTCGATCCGCCCGCCCGCGCGAGTTATTCGCCGCCCGAATTCCTGAACGAAGTTGCCCGCGCGAAGTGGCTGGAGTTGGAACCGAAGCTATCGGCGGTTCGGTTGTTGACGGATTTGGACCAGGACGCCCTGGCGATCTATTGCGTGGAGTGGTCGAAGTGGATGTGGGCTGTGCAGGAGACGAGTACGCCGGAGAAGTGCATCGACTTCACGCCGAACGGGATGGCGCAGCAAAGTGCCTGGCTATTGGTTCAGAAAAACGCTTTCGCGGCGATGAAGAAGATCGGCGACTCGTTCGGGATGAGTCCTGCGGCTCGCGTTGGTTTGGTCGTGGACACGACGCACGAATCGGATGAGCTTGACCAGTACCGAAAGAGCGGTTGAGGAGATTGAGTTCTGCGAGTTTCCGGGCGGCTATTCGCCAAGCGAGACTCGCGGCGCTTGCGTGTTTGACGTGCGGGCGGCATCGCTGGCGGTCGGATTCTTCGAGAGGTTCTTGGTTCACACGAAGGGCAAACTAGCCGGCAAGCCGCTGCGGCTTGAAGAGTGGCAAGCAAACATCATCGGGACGCTGTTCGGCTGGAAGCGGCCAGACGGAACTAGGCGGTATCGCGTGGCCTATATCGAGATTCCAAGAAAAAACGGCAAAAGCACGCTGAGCGCGGGGATTGCGCTGCTTCTGTTGTTTCTCGACAACGAGGCCGGGGCAGAAGTGTACTCGGCCGCTTCGGATCGTGAGCAGGCTGCGATTGTGTTCGAGTTCGCCAAGGAGAACGTGTTGCGTAGTCCGTCGCTCAAGCGGCGGTCGAAGTCTTATCGGCGGTCGATTGTGCATCTGGACCCTAAGACGGGGCTGCCGTGCGGTGCCTATCACGCGATTAGTTCGGACGCTGGTACGAAGCACGGCTACAACCCGAGCGGGATCATCGCCGACGAGCTGCACGCCCACAAAAACCGCGAGCTATGGGACGTTCTCAACACTGGAACTGGGGCGCGTACGCAGCCCCTTACAGTGGCTATTACGACGGCTGGGTATGACCGGGAGAGCATCTGCTACGAACAACACGACTACGCCTTGAAGGTCACGGACGGGATCATCGAGGACGCGGCGTTCCTGCCAGTGATTTACTCGGCGTCGGCTGAGGATGACATCACGGACCCGGACGTGTGGGCGAAGGCAAATCCGAATCTCGGGGTCAGCGTCTCGACCGAGTTCCTGTCGGCGGAAGTGGCGAAGGCGAAGGAGTTGCCCAGCTACGAAAACACCGTGCGTCGGCTGTACTTCAACCAGTGGACCGAGCAGGCGGTGCGGTGGCTCCCGATGGACAAGTGGGACGCCTGCGCCGCTAAGTTCGACCTCGAGGCGATGGGCAATAACCCGTGCTATTGCGGGATGGACCTGGCGACGACTCGGGATATTGCGGCGTTTGTGGCGGTCTGGCCGCTGGACGGAAAGTATTACGTGCTGCCGAAGTTCTACGCTCCGCGCGACCACGCGACGATGCGGCAACGTCGGGACCGTGTGCCGTATGTGCAATGGATCGGCGAGGGACTGATTACGCCAACCGCGCCGGAGTCTATCGACTTCGATTTCATCTACGCCGACATCATGGAGTTCTGCAAGCGGTTCAACGTGGGGGCGATTGCGGCGGACAAGTGGAACGCCCACCAGCTTGTTGACAGCCTGATAAAGTCGGGCGTAAACGCTGGGTTCTACTCGCAGGGATTTGCGACGATGAACTCGCCGAGCAAGTTCCTGGAGAAGATCATACTCGACCGGACTTTGTGCCACGGCGGCAACAAGGTTCTGCGGTGGATGGCGTCCAATGTGGCGATTGAGACGGATTCGTCCGAGAACATTCGCCCGGCCAAGAAGCACTCGGCAGACAAGATTGACGGCATTGTGGCCCTGATTATGGCCCTGGCGGCGACCGGGCAGCCTTTGGTGGTGAGCGACTACTACGAAGACAACCCGGTGGAGGTCGGATAGTGGGCAACGCGATGGAACGATACTGCACCGATATTGTGGTGAACCCGGTCAACTTGTCGCCGGAGAGCGAGAATTTCGACTGGCGGAACCCGGAGCATTGGGCACTGCTTGGCGAAACGTCTACAAGTGAGTCGGGCGTCACGGTGTCGCCGTCTACGGCGTTCCAGGTGGCGTCGTTCTGGCAAGCGGTGTCGATGATCTCTGGCGACATTGCCGGGATGCCGCTGGACGTTTACAAGCGGGATGCGATTACCGATGACCGAGACGTGGACTGGACGCACCCGGCAGAGTTCCTGGTATCTTCCGAAGCCAACGAAGATACGCCAGCTTTTGAGTTCTGGCGGCGGATTGTGGCCCATGCGTTGGTCTGGCCGGCGGGGTATGCGTGGATTGACCGGCGCGGCCCGAACGGCGACCCGATGGGCTTGTACAACCTGCTGCCGGATCGCACGCGACCCGTCTACGACGCGAACGGGATGCTGTACTACCAGACCGAGGTAGACGGCGAGATTGAGTACCTGCGCAAGTGGGAAGTCCTCTGCGTCAAGGGATTGTCGCTGGAGAATAACATCGGGCTGCACTTGCTAGAGAAGTCTCGCAACGAGCTGGGGCTGGCACTGGCGGCGAGGGGGTTCGCATCCAAGTTCTTCGATAACGGTGCGAAGGCTGGCGGCTTGCTGGAGATTCCCGCCAACTTCACGGAGAAGGCGGCCAAGAACCTCGAGGAAGGATTCCGCATCACGGAGAGCAAGGCGGGCTGGTTTAAGACCGTCATTCTGCGGGAGGGTGCCAAGTTCCACCAGCTCACGGTGACGCCTGCCGACTCGAAGCTGAACGAGTTGCGGGAGCATGAGGCACGCGAAGTGGCGAGGTTCTTCAACCTGCCGCCGTTCAAACTGGGGCTGGCCGATAGTGTGTCCTACAACTCGGCCACGGTCGGGCAGCAGGTGTACTTGCTGAACACGCTGAACCCGTGGCGGCATGCGATTGTGGGCGAAGCGAATATGAAGCTGCTGACCCGCCAGCAGCGGCGGACGATGAGCCATTATTTCGAGCATAACCCCTCGAAGATGCTTGAGATCGACCCGTCTGCGATGAACGCCGTCCTGGAGATTCAGCGACGAAACGAGATCATCAACGCGAACGAATGGCGGCGGAAGATCGGATTGAACGCTCGCCCCGGTGGGGATGAGTACATCAACCCGAATACGAAGTCAGCCGAACCCGCCAAGCCGCAGGAATCGACGGACGAGCCGCCGAACGATAAGGCGCGGGCGAGCCTCAAGGGTGCGTTCGCTGATGCGGTCAACCGTGTGGCGCGGCGTGTCTCGGTCGATGCTCGCCGGCACGCGAAGAAGCAAGACAAGTTTCTGGCATGGATCGACTCGAAGGCGCAGGACCATCGGGCGGTGTTCGCTGAGGCGGCCTGGCCCATGCTGCGGGTCGTGGCGGACCTGTACGACGAGGATGCGAACCTGATGCTGATGAGCAGCGAGGGGCGGTTCTTCGGCGACTTGCTTGACCGGCTGCGGCCATTGGTCGAGCCGCCGCATCAGGCAACGGAACTGGCGGCGAGCGTAGACGCGGCGTGTGCGGCGTTCGAGAACGAGATTGCGGCGAAGCTAGAGCCGCTGGTATTCGGGGGTGACGCATGAGCGAGATTCTGATTTACGAAACCATCGGCGAGGATTGGTTCGGCGGCGGGCTGACCGGCAAGCGGTTCCTCGACGAGCTGAAGGCACTTGGCGAGATCGACGAGCTAACCGTGCGGATCAACTCGCCGGGCGGGTCGGTATTCGACGGGGACGCTATCTACAACGCACTGGTCCGGCATCCCGCCCGCATCGTGGCCGAGATCGACGGCCTGGCGGCTTCGGCTGCGTCCTACATCGCTATGGCGGCGGACGAGATTCGCATGGCCGAGAACGCGATGATGATGATTCACAACGCTCACGGCGTGACAGTCGGGGATCGTCGGGACCATGCCAAGATGCAAGACCTGCTGCTGAAGCTGGACGGCACCATCGCCAACACCTACGCCAAGCGGACGGGCCGGCGTTCGGAGACGTTCGCCCGCATGATGGACGAAGAGACGTGGTTCACTGCGGACGAGGCCATCGAGAACAAGCTGGCGGACTCGATTCTGCCGGCGAAAAAGGTAGCGGCACGGTTTGACCCCAAGGTGCTGTCGAACTTCAAGCATGCGCCCGACCTGTCGCGTCTGTTCCAGGATCACCGTCCGAGCCAGTCGGAGATCGAGGCACGGCTGGCGAAGCTCAAGGGAGCGGCGTAGATGGCCCATAGCGGCGAGCGGTGCAAGTGCGGCGGGTATATCCGCGTCCGCACGTCCGAGCAGCGTGGCGAGCATCAGGTGCGTTACCTGGAGTGCGGTAGCTGCCGGCGTGATTGCGGAAAAGAGGTTGTAGCAGCAGCGTGCATCCGTCGCCGGTGCTTGTAACTTACAACCCGGAGCGGTTTATCTTGGAGACGAAGCGGGTAGGTTACTAATAACAACTCAATCAATCGCTGACCGGGCGTCTACACGCTCGGTTGGCTAAAGCAGAGGACTGCGGTCTAAACGGCGGTCGCTCACTTTCGATAGGCACAACCCCCTATCGCCGGTGAGCGGCCGCTTTTCGTTCCCCGGCGAACAAGCTGGAGAACGAACCGTGAGCAAACTCAAGGAACTTCAGGACAAGCGCGGCGAACTCGCCCACAAGATCCACGACCACGCCGACAAGCAAGAATCGTGGACTGCCGAAGACCGCAAGGTCTGGGACACGCTCAACGCGGAAGTTGATTCCGTCGAAGCGGAGATCGCTGCCGAGTCCAAGCGGCTCAACGACGAAGCCGCCGACCGCGAAGCCATCGCCAAGCGGCTCGAATCCGTCCAGAACTACCAGGCTCCCGCCGTCAACGAGTTCCGCCGCAAGCTGGGACGCGACAACGGCACGATCCAGGACGGCCCTCGCCATCGCGGCATCTTCGAGTCGGAGAACAGCGGCGACGAGGACTTGGCTCTGGCTCTTCAGGGCTGGCTCCGCACCCCGCACGACGCCAAGGTTGGCGGCGGTTTGACCGACAAGCACCACGAGTCGGCCAAGCGGCTCGGCATCAACCTGCTCGCCGGCACGTTCGACATCGCGTTGAACAAGAACTTTGGGGCGGTTCGCAACGCTCTTTCGACGCAGAGCGGCCCCGCTGGCGGCTACACGTTCAACGACTCG